TGAGGTCTAGGCCTTGTCTTGATTGCCCATTACCAAGGCAGACGGCCGTGTCTATCCACGTCAAAGTCTTCATAAAAAAACATCCTATATTATAATTGTATTATATCGTAATTCAAATAATTAAAACTTGTTTGTACTTGTAAGTAATCTACATCACTTGCCTTGATATCATAAGACAACGATCCTAAAGATATAGGATAAACATTTCTAAATCTTATCTCGGTCACAGCAATGTTCTTACTATTTAAAACTGTTAGTGTTGCGTCTGAATAAGTACCACCCTCATCAAGAGGTTGTTTAATAGATTTGCCTGTTGCAGCCGTACTTGCTGTTGTGTTAGGAAATCTATCAGCACCTGTTCCTTGTAAATCTGCAAATTGAGTATGATTTTTAGGAAATCCTAGACCACTTATCCAGTCGTGTAATTCTTTATAGTTAGATAGATTCTCATCTACTAGAAACGACATATCAAAAGTTGAATAAGTTATAGTGTCACCAGGCACAGGATAGTCGTATAGAGGTGTTGGTACAGTTGCAGTACCTAGAGTTATGCCAGGTATGTTTGCCGTCTGTACAAAGAATTCTACTTTAGGCAGTTTAGTCATTTTAAATCTAAACTGAATAGGACTTGCATAGTCAAATTTAGCAGGTTCTCTATTGATTATATT